GTTAGATTTACAAATTGTCAACCGTTTCCTTCACTTCGTAAGCATATTATGAAGGAGAAAATAACGGATAAAGTTACTGGCGCAGCGCGTGTGTCAGTTTCAGATGGAATGCGATCAATACATCATTCTACTTATATGGAACCTCGTACTAGGCAAACCGATCGAGCAGGTTCAGTCAGCGGATACTATGCAGTTGACCAACCAGGCGAAGATGGAGAGTGTGGAGCTTTAAACATACTCTATAACACGAAGTACGATACCAAAATAATAGGATTACATGTAGCAGCAGATTCTCATGGATCTTTGATTGCACCAATGTTTCAAGGTGAATGGGATCCACTGTTCAAGATAGTGGAACTCGAACCTGTACATGAAGTAATGAAAAACAATTGTTGTATGACCGAGATATATGTGCCCCCAGAAATCGATGTTCAGTTTGATGAAAGTCAAAGACTGCATCGTTATCATCAAGGTATGACAACAATTGCCAAAGTCAATCCAATGTTTTCTTTCCCAGGAAAAACTCAGTTGCATAAGTCTCCTATTGCAACAGGAGTTACAATTTCAACAGAGAAAGGACCAGTTCATATGGCTCCTCCTTACCCCTTAACTACGGCACCAGCGAAGTTAAGAAAAGGTTTGGATGAAAATGGAATTGAGCAAGACCCAGTTTCGCTTTCTCTTAGAAAATTTAAAGGAAAGAAAGTGCTTAAGATGCCCCCAGAATTCTATGATGACGATGTGTGGGATGGATGTTTTCCGACCTATCTCACTAATCGTGGTTTAAGAATGTTGACCATTGAAGAAGCAGTTTTTGGCTGCAAAGCACTGAATATTGATGGAATTGATATTTCTACCTCCAGCGCGTTCCCTTATGTGGCTGCAGGTATTAAGCGATCAGAACTCATCAATAAAGAAACCAAATTTATCCATCCTATGCTCCGTGCATCTGTGCAATACAGATTGGACATGGCAGCACAAGGAAAGATAGTACCTTTGGTTTGCATTGGAATACTCAAAGATGAAACTCGTGAGCTTAGTCGAGTTCATAAATATTTTACTCGAATGTTTTTGAATGGACCAATAGATCACTTGATTTTTTCTCGAATGGCGTTGGGCGCTTATGCAATCGCAGTTGAACATACTCGATTGGCAGATATTCAAGTCGGACTGAACCCTTATAGTTCTGACTGGCGAATACTTTACGAGCGCATGACACGTTTTGGAAAAGATATGGAGAACATCTTTGACAATGATACGGCAGGATGGGATATTAATTTTTGTCCTGAAGTATCATATGGATTTACTGAACAGTTTGAAAAGAGGATAACCAAAGACCCGTTTTGGTTAGCTTGTATTTTCTCGTGTTTAGCTTCCGCTTTCTCTCCTATTGTTATTGTATTAGATAATGTTATGATGGTAGACATGCAGCCTTCTGGCTGGTTTGGAACCTCATTAATGAACTCTGTTTTGAATTCAGTTAAAAATAGAGTGATTTTTAAGAAATTATCGCAAAAACATACTTCTCAACCGTTGAAATTTGAAGATTTCGTTGAATTGTTAGTTTATGGAGACGACGTCAACGGAGCTTTCGATCCAGACATTAAATCTTGGTTTAATGGGCAGACCATTGCCCAAGCAGCCAAGAAATATTTTAATCATGAACATACAGACCCTAATAAAGGAGATGATATTCCCTTAGGACGTAACATTGATTCGGTAGTTTTCCTTCAGAGGAAATACACATTTAGTGAAGGTTTAATCAGTGCCCCCTTATCTGAACAAACTTTGTACTCAATGGTTCAATGGATTCGAGAATCCAAGGAATTTCGTCCAGAAGTTCAATTTAAAATAAACTGTGATAACG